CGCGGGGGCTTGTCCGGCGGCGGCCATCTGCGCCGCCACGGTCGGCGGGATCAGGGCGACCACGCGCCGTTCCGTCGGCGAAACCCGCCGCCCGGCCTCGATCTCCAAGATCCACTGCGCGATATCCAAGGCCAGATGCGGCTTCACCCGCGCCCAAGTGCCCGGATTGATCGCCTCATAGGCCAGGTCCGGGTCGAGCCCCGCCGCCTTGGTCAGGAGCTGTTGCGCGGCTTCGGCACCGGGGTTGCTCCGTCCGACGTGGTACGCAAACCCCGGATCGATCCCGTCCGGGATCTGGTGCACCTCTCCGGTGCGGGGATTGACATAGGTGGAAACCCCCGCCGACGGACGGTCGGATACCGCCAAGCCGCGCCGCTTCAGGTCGCTGTCGGAGAGTTGCTGCACCCGGCAGCGGCAATTCCAGCCGTTCGGCGGAAAATGCTCGTTCCACCAGGGGTCATCCCAGGGCAGAATGGTGCCGTGCCACGCCGCATGCAGCGGCCGGGTGCGGTTGTCCAGCACGGCCGTGTAGCGCAGATAGGGCCGATGGCGCGCCACGCGGACGATGCGCTCATACCGGCCGGCCGCCATCGCGGTCCGGAGGTTGGTGTCATAGATGATCTTGAGCGGATTGGTGCTGCCGAGCTGCACGTTCCGGATTTGGCCGGTGACGGGATCCCGCATGTCTTGGCGCCCCCACCAGCCTCGCGCCTTGAGCATCGGTTCCAGTTCGGCGCGGAAGCGGTCGAAGGTCCAGCCTTCGGCGATGGCGCGGTCGACGACTCTTTGCGTGTCGGCCAAGAGGTCGGCCTGCATCATTTTCGCGACCGTGAACGACCGGCCGTGCTCCTTCTCCCAGGTATCCCGCCAATCGAAGCCGACGTGCCGGCCCTTCGACCGAAAGAAGTCGATGGCTTCCTGAGGATCGACATTGATCGGCAGCGGGTCAGGCATGGTCCGGTCTCGCACTGAGGTCAAGATTACCGGCGTTTACGCGCGCTTTTCCGTACCCGTTTGGGCGGCGGCGGGTTGTCGATCCGCTCGATGGCGTTCTTCACCCGCCGGTTCACGTTGATCATCCGCCCAAGGCGCGTCGCATCGCGCAAACCCTTCAAGACGTGCGTTGCCGCGGCGTCGGCCGTCTTCACGCTGCAGACCAAACCCGAGAACATGGCCCGCTCAGCCAACACCCATGCGATGGTCGTCTTGCTGAACGCCTCGATCTGCATAAACAGCGCACGCTGCCTTTCCGCCAGCTGAGCGCCGTTTAACCACTCGGTCTGGCACTCGGTCTGCTCCGCTTCCGATCCGTGTCCATCTGCGTCCATCTGTGGGCACCCCAAGAACAGCGACGTTAAACGGGTCTTAAACGGGTCGACAGCGCTCCGGCCGGATCGCCCGCACCCATGCCGCAGTCAACCCTGGTCAAGCCGTCCTGCGAGCCTCGCAGCGAATGCCGCCTTGGCCAGATAATCCGCCAGCGCGCCCGATTGCGTCGTCTTGGCGATCACCTGCAACGAAGACCGGAAATCCGTCACCGACCCGCCGTCCGCCTGAATGCGGTCCGCGGCCGACAGGATCGCCGCCACGAGTGGCTCGGCAAAGTCCGGCCCTTCCGCCAGGAGGGCATCCACCGTGTCGTCGATGGCGTCCCGATCCTGTCCACCGCGGCCATCCTGATCGGCTTGCGCAATGCCGTGGTCCGGGGTTGGCCCCTCGGTCTTGGATTGGGCCGGCCGGACCAACCCCAAGCCATGCACCGGACACCCGGACGATGCCAGGGCCGGATACGCACCCGCCGCGCCGCCCGGGACAGCCGCCGGCTCCGGCGCCGACAGCAGCCGGTCTTCGGGGGCCGGGTCCTGGAACCCCAGCTGATCGCGCACCTCTGCTTCCGACACCCGCAATCCCAGGGGCACCAGTGCAGACAGGGCACCCGACATCACGCCGATGTCCGTGTGCTTGGCCCGGCCCACCAGAATGCGCGGATACGCATCGCGCGGACCATGGTTCAACATGACCAGCGGGACCGCCAGATCCCGCGTCAGCGTTCCACCCAACTGGCGAGCATCGGCCAACTCCAGGTCCTGCTGAACCTCCCGATGCTCCTGACTGACCGCATGGCCGCCGCTGATGGCATCCGTGGATGTCGTCTGGCCAAGCACGGCCTTGCTCACCTGCTGGTCCAGCCAATCGCAGAGCACGCGGTGCATCTCCGCCGACGTCGATCCCGTCGGCGGGTTGATCAGCTCCAGCAGCATGGACTGCGGCACGATGGCGCCCATGTCCGCGGCCAGATTGCGGACCGCCATCAGCAAGGCATCCTTGTCCGCCTCGCTGGCTTCCGGTCCATATTTGCCCAGGCGGATGGGATGCCCGTAGCTTTCAACGAACTGCACCCACCCCTTCAGCCCGAAGGCCTTGAACAGGAACGACCACGCCGCGACACGGGCCAGCCCGCCCCGGATCGGCAACCCGGACTTCGTCCGTGGCCGATGCGTCAGGTACTTGCCCGGCGGCAGATCGGCACCCAGGCGGGAGCCGTCGCGCAGGCGGAGCGTCCAGCCATCGACCGGATCGGTGATGAACCAGCGCGGATCGCGCCACGTGAACCCGGCCGGGCGCCACGGCAGCCGGGCGGTGTCCCACTCGATTTCGACCAGCGAGAAGCCCTTGCCGATCCCATCCATGAGATCGAACAGCAAATCCGCGGTGTCGTGACGCGCCAGGGCGTCCCGCACAAGGTCTGCGTCGGCGATGGACTGTTCGGTGTCTTCGGCGGCTTCAACGGTGACTTGCAGCCCCGACACCTGCAGCTTGCGCACCTGGAGGACGGCCCGGTAATGCGGGTCCTTCTCTTCCATGTCCTCTGCCAAGGCCAAGTACGCTTCGGCGTTGCCGTACTCCGCGTCGCGCAGGAGGGCAGCCAGTCTCTGCGGCGTCAAACCAATGGACGGGTGGCCCGATACGACCGACCGCGTTCCGGTCACGGTCGGGGTGGCATGCTCCTGTCTCAGAGCACTGCGCCGCAGGGGCTGTCCGTCGGGACCGAAGAGCGTCGGCATGGCAGGGATTCCCACGTTTTGGGGTTGGTCCGGCCGGCCAAAACCAACCCCGGACCGTGCATTTGACCGTTGATTTTCGGCCTATCGGCTCCCGGCAAAAACAGACATGCCTCTCAAAGCCCGTCAGATGCGCTGTGAGGGCCCTGCAATTCTTCCGGGGCTTGGGTAGCGGAGACCTCGTTTCCCTGGCATTCTCGGAGTCCCAGCGGACTCACTTAACTCTCTGATATTATTGTGCTTTTTGCGATATGACCAGAGTCCTAAACCTGTTTGGCACGTAGTTTGCGGGGTGCACTTGTCCACAGATGGACTCAGATGAGCACAGATACGCAAAATGAATTAACCGGACCAACCCCAAGCCGTATCTGTGTCCATCTGTGTTCATCTGTGGCTAAAACCCGCCCCGCCCGAAGCGCAGACGCTCCGCCGGCTCATCGTCATCAAACCCGAACCGCCCTTCCGGCCGCGTCTCCGGCCGGGCCGGTGTATAGCCGTAGCGGCGCACCTCTCCCAGGGTGGCGTAATGGGCCAGCACGGCGGCAATGGCCGCATCGCCGTGGCGTTGACCGCCATCGGTCCCGACCGATCGCACGGACCGCGGTACCTGTGCGACGCCGCCGTCCGTCTTGACCGCTTCCAGGTCGGTCAGGATGTCGGCGTCCTTGGGCAGCAGCAGTCCGGCACCTTCCATTGCCGCTTTGAACGGCGGCATGTGCTGCCGATACCAGTCCACCGTGAACCGGACTTCCTCGATCCGACTGAAGCCGTACGTCTGCCCCGCCCGCTCTGCCAGGAAGGCGCCGTTGCCGCCCGCATCCATCGCCCCGCGCGCAAAGCCGGGCAGCCGATCCAGGATGTAGAACAGGATGATCCGTTGCTCTTCGAACGGAATATTCCGCAACTCGACCACACACAGAGTGCGCCGAACCAAGTCGGGCTGCAGCAACAACAGCCAGATCACCGACAGGTCACCAACCCGCCCGAAATCCTGCCCGAAGCTCACCCGCGCCGACGGCACGTCCCGGAGCAGCGGCGCCAGATGCGTGTCGCACCAATCCAGCGCTTCGGCCGCCCGGTCTGCGTCGGGCAGGTCGACGAACTGCGCCGGGCGCGCCCATCGCAACACCGGGATGCCCGGCACCATGCGCGCTTCGATCAGCGGCCGCGGCAGCCACTGACCCGCCGCATTGGCCGGGATGCAATGCAATTCCTCGTCAGCGTCGCTGCCATAGAAGGCGACGATCTCTGCCCGCCACGCCGCTTCGGCTTCCGCGGACCAATCCTTGCCGGTCACCAAGCAAATCCGTCGGTACAGCCCGTCGGCCAGGGCATCGTCGAAGGTCACCCGCAGCACCGGATAGGGCTTGCGGCCGCAGCGGCAGTCTTCGATCAGCCGGTTGAACGGGTTGGCCGCCCCCTCATGGGTGCTGATCACAGTCACCCGGCCGCCCCAGATCAGCAGGGCCAAGGCGGCCTTTAAGAGAGCTTCCAACGCATCATGGAACGCCGCTTCATCGACGATTACTCGCCCTTGCCGCCCGCGGAGCGACCGCGGCTTGCTGCTCAGGGCGATGATCTCGAAGCCGGAGCCGAAGTCGATGCGGAACGCCTTGATGTCCGCATCTGGCCCGTCCGGGAAGACGGTCTCCCGAACCTCCGACGCGGCCCGATCGAACAGCCGTGCCCATGACGCACAGGTGTCGATGAACTCACGCGCCATATCGAGGTTGTAGCCGATATACAGCTGATCCATGCCCCCGGCGCCCCGCTCCGCGGCGGCTTCGAGGACCGAGCCGGCGGCGGCGGCCCAGGTGTAGCCAATCCGGCGGGACTTCTCGACCACAACGACCGGGTGTTCCGCCATCGCCTGGATCAGCCGCTTCTGGTACGGGAGCAGCAGGTCTTCGCGGCGGCACTCAAGTCCTTGATCGACCGTATCGGGAAGTTGCTTGGCCTGACGGGGATCCGTGGTCATACCAACGGCCCTATGCGGTGACTCCCCACAATTCGGAGCGCGGGCGTCTCGCCCGCGACGCGTGCAGGATGCACGCGCTCCCAATGGTGCCGTCGCCACCGGTCAACAAAATGGGCCGCTGGTATCATTGGGATACCCCGAGAAACTCACGCTTCAGGTCCGCGACGGTCTCTGCCGACAGCCCGCGGGCTTTGGCCACCTTCTCCATGGTGGCCACGGCCTTCTGTTCCACTTCCTTGCGGAGCCGGATGATCAGATCCGCATCGGTCTTGGCGGCGGCACTCAAATCCTTGATCGACCGGGCGATGAAGTGGGCATCGCGCGGGTCCAGGGTGACGGGTTCGTCATCGTCTGCGCCGGACAGAAGCCGCAGGACGGTCGAGTGTGCGAGTTCGATGTTCAGCCGGGCCAGCCGGCCTTCCGGCTGATCGCCAAGCTGTCGCACGAGGGCTTCCGCGACGGCTCGGCTTTCGCGCACCTTTTCGCCGACACGTTCGATTTCCTGCCGGTATCGGCCCAAGGCGGACCGGGACGGGCAGTGCGACAGGTCGAAGCGCTTGAGGTGCGACAGCACCTCGTCCAGCGTCGCGCCCGCGTCAAAGAGGCGACCGATCTCGTCCCGGATTTCCTGCGGCAGTCGCTTGACGGTCGAGGTCATGGCCAGCCACTGTTCTTTTTTCAGCCACAGATGGACGCAGATGCACACAGATGTAAAAGACTCAGACCGCATTCATCTGTGTTCATCTGTGGACAAATCACATCGGTGCCGGGCGCTTGACGCCGGTGACCGTCGCCAGCCCAAGCGCCACGTCGCTGCCGCGTTCCGTCAGCGTCGCCACGGTCAGACGCTCCAGGTCTTCGACCCGCACCAAACCCGCATCGGCGAGCCAATCCAGCTCCGCCCGCACCTGTGATTGGGTGCAGCCGAAGCGGAAGCGCTGGCCCCGCAACACGTCGCCGATCAGGCTGGCATTGGCGGAAAACTCCGGGGCTTCCCGGAGCAGCAGGAGCATCGCCAAGCGCAGATGCTCCCGCCATTCCTCACCCAGGCGCGCGCGCGCACGTTCATCAGTCATGGCCATCCCCGTGCCGTGCCGCGTCGGCGATGATGGTTTCGTGGCGGTCCACTTGCCGCGACAAGCCACCGAGGATCTCCTGGATCGCGATCATCCGCTCATCCATCCGGCCCAGCAGCTCCGTGATCCGGTGGATGTCGTCATGCCCGGGCAGGGCCGAGACACGCTGTTCCAGCAGCGCGATGCGCCCGTTGATCCGCTCGTCCTCGACGGCGTGTGCCGACGCACAGTCGCGGCGCGTGCGTTGGGCTTCGGCGTGCTGACTCTCCAGTTCCCGGATCAGCTGCCGCACTTCATCCCGCGTCGCAAACTCTTTCTTGACCTGCCGCCATGCCCAGAACAACGCGGGCAGGACGATGGTCGAGACGATACCGCCGACGATGCCCAGGGCGGGCGCCCATTCCCGGGCGCCCTCGATCAGTGCGGTGACGCCGGTCATTCGCTGGCGCCCTCGACTTGGATGACGGCGTCCTTGGGAGTGTCATACATCCCCTCATGCCGACGCGGGACGACCGGTTGTTTCAGCATCGGCCCGATGAAGCCACCCTGGACGCCATTGATCGGCGCCGGCTGAACGCCAATCCGCGCCTCCAGCCGCCGTTGCACACCTTCGGCCGTGATCCCGAACCGCGCCAGCGCGTCGGGCACGCTGTCCATGACATAGGTGGCGGCAGCTTCCAGCTGCGCCTGACGCTTGGCGTCGGCATTGGCGCCCGCCATACCCTTGGCCACGCGGGCAGCCCCATATTCCAGCGCGTTCTGGAAGGCGTCTTCCAGGTAGGAACGGGTGCTATCGTCGATCTCGACGTTCAGCTTCCGTTCAACGTAGCTCTCGCCGATCTTGATGGCGGCGCGGGCGAAAAACCCGAGTACGACGGCGACGACGCCGATGGCGGCGGCGAGATACTCCATGAGGGCAGCCCTCCGAGTGCGGGGTTGGTCAGGGGAGTGTCAGAGGTTGGGCGCAATGACCTGATTCCAGGCCGTCAGATACTTGCGGACCGTCCCGGCGCCACCGGCGTTGTACCAGCGGAGCCAATACCGAGCCTGCCCCTCGCGGTCCCCGGCGGCGGGCAGCGCGACCGTGACAAGCCAGTACTTGCCGCGAGCAATCGCCGTGGCCAGCCACAGATTGCCGATCAGCTCATCGGTCCGGGGTTGGCTTGGCCGGCCGGACCAACCCCAAGCCTCGGCGGGTTCGGTGAGGGGGCACTGGGCAAGCTGGAAACGCCGGACGATGGTGCTGATCGACGGGAAGTGGATCGCCAGCCGGTGCAGGACGTCGAAGTAGGTAGGCGGCTCGATCTGATAGATCGAGCGGGCGGGACCGCCGTGATACTGGCGCACGGCTTCCAACCGGCTTTCAACGGCGGCCGTACCAAGCAGGAGTTCAACGGCCGCGTCCGTCGCCAGATCCCGCTCGACGCTCATCGTCTGCAGCGTCGGGATGATGATCTCGTCGCGCAGCTGTGTGACATCCAAGCCCATGACCGCCCCCTCTTTCCGATTGAGGCCAGTCTTGCCTGCTTTTTAGCGCGCGCGTCAGACCAGCGGACCAACAGGGGATCGGCTTGCCTTCTTGGCCAAAGTCGGGCAAATCAACCGCAGAGGACGCAGAGGGATCGCAGAGAGACCCGAGCTTGGTGGTTCAACCAATCAGTCCGGCCGCTGCAGCCGATCCCACTCGAACAGCGTCAACTGCCGCGGCAGGACGGCGGGGGCCCTGCACTTGGGCAGCCGCCGCTCGGCTTGCGCCGCCGCCCGCTTGGCCCGAGGCAAGTCCCGGATGTCGTCCGAGACCTGTCGCACGGTCGCGGTCAGGCCGTAATACCGGCGCAGCCGCCGGACCGTCTCATTGCGCGAAAAGCCCAACAGGGCCATCCGCCGAGACACGTTCCATCGCAGTTCGACTTCGCCGACCGGGACCACCCAGCCCCGATTATCCTTGGGTCCGCGCCGGCCAAAAACTTCGCCGATCACCCGCGCGGCGCGGGCACCGACGGCCCGCGCGATCGGGTGTTCCGGCGCGATGATGATCGGGATGTAGATTTCCATACCCCCGAACGCGCGCGCGAACCGCTCCGCCGTCTCGGTGCCGCAGACGCGTTCGATGTCGCCTAACAGTCCCGGCAGGGGCTGCTCTTTGAGCAGCGGATCACGACGGCGGGGCATGCCAACCCCGGACCTTGGCCGCGATCACATAGCCACCCTCGTCCACGAGCCCGTGCCGCTTGGCGATCGCCTTCAGGGCATCAACCACGCAGTTGGCTTGAACGGGCGTCAGCGCCCCCATTTGAACGCCCGTTTGACGGGTGATAAACGCCGACAGCGCACTGTCGCGCCGATCCTCGATCACGCCGGCCTTGGCCAACTCGATCCAGATTGCCCGGGCGCGCCGGACCTGCGGCGTCAGCGTGTGTCGCAACCCGTGGCGTCGGGCTTGATCGGCTGGCTGCGGTGTCTGCGGGGCAGTGACCGGCCCTTTGTTTGCGCTACCGCTCCGCTGCATGAGCGCGTCCAGGACCGTCGTCAGCTGCGGCGCCGACATGGCTCGCAGCGAACGGAGGCCGGTCAGAGCCTCCAACCGGTCCCGCCATGGCGCGTCCTCGCTCAGACCCGACACCGTCCGGCGCCGGGTCTGGATCGCGCGGATCAGCCCGGCCCTGACGCAAGGCTTCGGCTGAGTTTGTGCAGCCATCACCGCCCTCCGGTCGGCATCAGCCGATTGGTGCCGGGGTCCAGCCCCAGAGGGAGCAGCGCCTCCCGCAAACGCTCCAGGACATCGGCTGCCCAGAGCCGATGCGTTGGTCCATTCCAGTCACACAGAGGTTCAAGCGTTTCAGCCGCCGTCTTCAGCAGGTCGGCACGGTTCGACCACAACAGCGGATAGCCGGAGGGCAGATGCGTCAGGCAGGACAGCCCTTTCCGCATCTCCGACACCGGGGACAGGTGAAGAGCGAAATGACCCCAGACCCATGCATGGACAGGCCATGATGTGCCATCTTCCGTCCGGACATAGCACACCCGTTCCGGCCAGCCCGTCTGGCCGATCAGACCTAGATTAATCCGTCGCCCGATCTCCCATTTGAGAGCTCGCGCCCGCTCGGGGTCGAAGTCTGTCAAGCCTTCAGCAGACATGGCGCACCTCGCCGATTAGGTCCAGAGTGGTAAGCATACGCTGTAGCCTCCTTCCGGCACGCATTTTGCCGCGTAGGCGTTACAGGCCCGGCACAAACGGTTGCTGGGACCGTGGGACAGCAAGGTCTTGCTGCACCGCATGCATGGCCGCGGTGCAGGCGGATGCGCCGGCTTGGGGTTGTTCGGACGGTCCGGGTAGGCATCCCAGAACCGCGCGAAGGCCTGCCCGATCACGCCGTGGGTGACGGCGGTCTTGCGGAACAGGCGGGGTTGTTTCGCCATGATCGATCTCCCAAAACGACCGCAGAGGACGCAGAGGACGCAGAGGTTGCGCAGCAGCAATCTTTCTCTGCGTTTTTCCTCCGCGAACAAGTCTGGGGTTGGCTTGGCCGGCCAGACCAACCCCGCGCCGTCCTCTGCGGTTCAATTCAGCGGACCATCGGCCCGGGCTGCAGCTGCGGTCAGGTGCCCTTGCACCTCGTCTTTCAGGGCCGGGTTCCGCGCGACGCGCAGATGGATCCAGCCGATCAGCAAGACGGCGACGGCGGCCTCTCCCAGCGTGTCGGCGAGATGATCGAGATCCCGATCCAGGCTCTTCTTCACGTCGGCGCAGTAGTCTTCGACCGTCATGCCGCCTTCTCCCGGTTCGGCTTGATCTCGACGCTCTCGTTGCCTTCGACGAAGCGCAGGCCGGCAATCTTCCCGTCCAGCTCCGATCGGCACGCCAAGAGGGTCCGCTTGTCGATGGTCTCCGTCGACTTGACGAGATGCCTGAATTCCTTGCGCTTCTTCAGCGCCTCGATGAGGGCGGCTTCGTCGGCAATTTCGACCGTGACGGTCCCGGACCGCCACGCCACGGTTGCCACCTTCAGGTCGACCGACTTTCGCCCCGGCGGGCACAAGGTCGCCCGGTTCGCCTCGCAATAGACCCGGACCGCCTCATACAGCGGGGCCAGCTGTTCGGTCCGGGTGGCAACCTGGACAGCATAGCGGTGCTTGATCCCGGTCACATCCGTGTTCAGGGCAAGCTCATCCTTTTCGTTGGCGCGTTCGAGTTCGCCGATCTTAGCCAACACCTCGATCAATTGCGCACGCGACGCGATGCTCATCTGCGCTTCGGTTTTCATGCGGGGTCTCCAGTCTTGAGGTGGAAGAGGGCGATCAGGGCCACCGCCATGTCCCGGGCCGCGCGGGTTTCGGACGGCACGCGCCCCGACGGGGACAGGGTCTGGAACGCGGTGCGAAGCGCGTCCTCGATCGGCACCGCATCCTCGGGGTAGCGGGAGCCGTCGGCGTTCAGGAGCGTCGCGACGGCCCCCGCTTCGGGATGCTGATGCAGGATGATCCGCCGGCCGTCGGTGAGGGGCAGCGTCACGGGGCCGCCCATTACGCAGCCTCTCGCTGCCGGGCTGGTGGCTCGGCATACGCCCGCGGGAAGACGCAGCCCTCCGGATACCAACTAACGATGGTCGACCGCGGCCAAGGGTCACCGTCCGGGTCATGGAACAGGCCGATGACGAGCCGGTCACAAGGATCGCCGCGCAGGAAGCCGACCCGTCCGCGGACGGTCCAACCCTCCGGGTCTTCGATGCGGCGATGCTCGCCGATGCAGGGCGGCCAACCGCTCATGACGCTGGCTTTCCAGTCTCGACACCGCGGGCGCGCCGGGCGTCCGCACCGGCTTCGCGCACGATGCGGGCGAGCGCCTGCTTGGCCGCATAGGCAGCCTGCATGGCGTCCATGGCCGCCCGAAAATCGGGCTTGAACCGCCCTTTCACGGCGTCTTCATAGGACGGTGTCAACGGTGTCATGCGCTCCCCCGTCTGGCGTGATTGAACCGACAAGTCTGGCACGCCTGCCAAAGGCGCACCCGCAAGGCATTCGTGTTGCGGTAGGGGCGTCCCTGGTGTTGCCGGCAATCGGTCGCGGGGATTTCCCCCAACACCGGACAATTCACCGTTTCACCCATGAGCGCGGCCCGAACGGCGCGTTCCACGGACGCCATATCCCCGGCATAGGTGCCCGCCAGGACAGTGGAAACGACCGCGGCGCTATACCCGATAGCCCGTGCCACCTTGGCTTGACTGGACTGGTCGCAGGCCTGAGCCAAGGCCTCGATCCAGGCCGGGATTTCCGCTGCCCAAGCCACTTGAGCGCGTTCGAGCGCCGACACGCGGACGGGCGCGCTCATGCCGCCCCCCGTGGCGTTGCCGTCCACATGACACGACCGGTGTTCCCATCGACGAGGCAGCGCGTCCGTTGGATGCGCGGCGGCTTCGGGCCGGTGTTCGCCTTCGGGTTGAAGCGCCACTGCGGCGGTGGCTTCGCCTTTCCGGTTCGCTTCGTGTTCAGCCGAATGCAGTATCCGCCGCGAGTGAGGTAATCGAGATAAGTCTTGGCCGTCGCTTCCGAGATCGGCGTTTCTTCGGTGGACGCGTTGACCGCCAAGTCCTTCGCGCTCATAGGGCCACTGAGGTACTTCAGCGTCCGCCACATCGCTTCATTGCCGGACCCTTGGCGCGAAGGGCTGCCGTCCCGGCACAGACGCGGCGTTTCGCGGCCGGTGTCGCGGATCAGCCGGTGTTGCCGGTGCACGATCGGCACGCCCGGCTCTTCGTCCGCGGCAAGATACCCGCCTGCGATCAGCCTGCGCAGATAGTCGCGCGCGGTCTTCTCGGTGACCTTTGCCGACGTCGCGGTCAGGAAGACCGTGATCGGCTCGCCGGCTTCGTTTCGGCGCCGGATTTCCGTCCAGAGCCGATCCTGCGGCATGCCCGGCCCGCCGGGATGCGGCGCGGTGATGGGACGGCCTGCCATCACGCCACCTCACCGGCTAAGCCGGGTTCCGCCCGGGTGCGCAGCCGACCCTTGGGCGGGGTTCCTGTGAACCACGCACCACCCCAGTCCCGCAGGGACATGGCCAGCCAGCCTTCGACGGCCGCTTTCTCCGCCACCTGATTCAGGTTGACGGCAAGGCGCCGGGTCGAGCCGTTGGATGCCTTGTGCGCAGCAACCACCAGGTCTTCCGCCACGTCGATGTTCGGGCAATACAGCCGGGCCAGCTCCCAGGCATCTTCGAGGCTGGCCGGCTCCGCGGGCACCCAATCCAGCATCCGGCCATGCACTCGCTCCCATGCACGGAGTTTGTCCGGCAAGCCTTCCTCACCGATCAGGATGATCCCGGCGGCGCCGCTTTCGTAGATGTCGCGAACGCACTCGATCATGGGCCGGGAGCAGAGATTGTCCGCCTCGTCCAGGATCAGCAGCCGGCAGGACAGCGTGAGTTCCGCGCCGATGTCTTCCACCATCTCCGCGATGGTGGCCTTCGGCTTGATGTCGAGCTCCCCGCACAATTGCCGGCAGAAGAACTTCTTGGTCCACACCGACTTGCATTCCAGCAAAACCGCGCGGTAGGCGTTCGCCGTGTACAAGGCGGCAACGGACTTGCCGAAGCCGGAGAAGCCGTGGAAGGTGGCCATGCCCGGCAGGCCGTCGGCGCGCCCCAGCACCCGTTCGGCCAGGGCGGTGAGCAGGCCCACATTGGTCAACGGGGCGATGCTCTTGACCGTGCTTGTTCTTGCCTTCATGATCTCCCTGTCTCCGAACACCATCGGTTGCATTTCGCGCTCAGGCGGGGTCTTGCTTGCCGGCTCTCCCCGTCTGACCACGCCCTATCCGGCGGCACGCCCAAAAGCCCCGCCGCCGAAATCCTGTTTCATCCGCATCTGCGCCCGGTATTCCGGGCTGGCCTGATAGCTGCGCAGCCAGCGGGCATCCGCTTCGTCCAGCGTCTCGCCGGCTTCGCTCCGCCCTTGCAGCTCCAACGCGCGCTTGAAGCGCCCGCGCGGCCCGTTGGGCACCGGCGCCGCTTGCACCCCCGGATCAGAGGCTTGCCCGCCATGCGCATTGCCCTGCGCGACCGCCCCGCTGCTGGCGCGCAGATGCTCCCGCACCCGGGCATGGGCGGCTTGCTCGGCTGGTGTCAGGTCCCGGGCCTGCAGCGGCGCATGGGCGCGCGCGGCGTCGCCGGCGGCCGCCAGCTGCGGGGTGCTGTGGAGGCTTGATGGGGGCTGCTGGGCATTGGACGGTGCCCGCTGCAGCCGAATAACGTTCGAGCCATCGGGATCATCCTGGTCGCGCAAGACCATCTCGACCGCCCGCCGCGGCGTCAGCGGCTTTGACAGCCCCTTCAGCTCCTTGCGCCGCTGAGCAATGAACTTGCGCTGCCGCGCCCGCGCGGTTGCCGCGACGTCGGCCCGTTTCAAGCCGAGCCGCTCCAAATTCACCGCGACACACAGGAACTGCCAGGGGTCGGCGCGGTAGACATAGACCTGCCCCATATCCTCCGGGTGATAGAAGACGTCCACCGTCTCGCCCGTACCCGCCAAGGGGATCAGCGCGTCATCCCAGAAGCGCGCACCCTCGACCCGGATGCCCTTCTTGGTGACCGTCCTGTCACCGGCGGCGGGCGCCAACAGCAGGTCCAACGCCCGTTCATCGACGATGGTCTTGATCGGGCCGGCCCATTCCGCGGCCATGTCCGCCGGAGACCGGCGGTGGACGATGGCTTGGGGTTGGTCCGGCCGGCCAAGCCAACCCCCGACGTTCCCGCCCTTCGTGTCGCGCAGGATCAGACCGTCATGGGCAACCGGCTCGTATTTCCTGTCGACCCAGGCATCGATCAGACCGGCCAGTTCGTCGGCGGACAACTCGACCGAGAACGCGTCCCGCTCCGTCTCCCCCAGACGCTCGCTGAACGGCTTCTGCTCCCGGATCGCCTGTCGTGTTGCGACGTTGTGTCCGGTGTAGCCGGGCAAGGCCGGGAAGAAGCAGTGGTTCAGCGTCCCGATCGCCCGTTCGACGTGCGGCTTTTCCCACGGGCAATAGGGCTTCGACGTCTCATGGACGATGCCCAGGGACGCAAACACCCGCTTGGCTTCCCGCGACACAAAATCCGAGCCGTTGTCGGTCTTGACCGTCTCCGGCACGCCCCATTTCAGCATCGCCTTGCGCAGCAGCAGCTTGACCGCTTCCGTGCGCGGGGTTCGCGTCAACAAGACGACGATGCGGCGGCTGTAGATGTCGATGCAGCAGTAAACCGTGTACCGACACCCCTCGATGGTCAGGACGTCGGTCGGCGACGCGTCGATCTCCCACTCTTGGTTCAGCCGCGCGACATGCGCCGACGCGTCGCCCAAGGCGAGCATCGCCTTGTTCTTCCAGGCATCCGGGTTCTTCAGGCTCTGCCAGACCTGCCCGTTCGCGGCCTTGAACCGCGAGATCAGCCGCTGCACGTGGCGAACACTCGGCAACGGCTTGGAGCCGATGACTTCACCCGTTTTCGGGTCGATCGCGTCGACGTCGGTGCCGAACCGTCCCTCTGCGAGGCCGCGCAGCCCGGCGGCGGACCGGTGCGGCGCCCGCGCCAGTTCCGCCAGGATGAAGTCCCGCACATGCGCCAGATCGGTGTCCCAGACCCCGGCGCCCGCGCGGTTGCCGTACTTTCCGGCCAAGGCTTCCAGGTCCCCCTTGGCGCGGGCATCCAGGGCGCGTTGCAACGTCCGGTAGCTGATGGTCTCCAGGCCGCGCGACACCTCAGGCGCGACCGGGATTTCCCCGGCGTTGAACAGCCCGACGAATTTGTGGATGGCCCGGGTCTTGGCGTGCGTCGCCGCATGCCGAGACCAGAAGACGTCCCAGGCGGCGCACAGGTGCAGCTTGGCGTCTTCCCGCGCCCGGGCGGCTTGGGTCTGCCCGGTTGGCACCGGAACGGGGTTCGGCTTGGCGGGAGCGGGGGCGGGGAGCGAGTCTTTGGGCGCCGTTGCGACCGTTTGAACGGCCGTTGAAGCCGCGGCAACCGGGGCTTCAACGGCCGAGTCTTTGGACCGTCGCGCCACTTCCGCCCGCACCGCGTCGGGCAGGGTGGTGACGGGGTATTCCACCCCGCCGCCTTTGCCCGCCCGCTGCCGCCACGGCCAGCCTTCCGCCTTGGCGCGGCGCTTCACGCCGCTCAGGGTCATCGGGACACCCCGGACCCCAAGCTCAGCGATTTCCGCCGCAGTCAGCGCGTCGTCCCCGGTTTCCATCACCGCACCCCGAACCGCGGTGCGGCGGCGACGGTCCGGGCAATCTCAGCGTCCGCCAGCCTCGACAGCAGGCAGAGCTGTCCGATCCGCGCCCATTCGGCTTCCTGCTGCGTCAGCACCGTGCACCCGGTGCCTTCAAGCAGACCGGAAAAAAGCGGTCCCGCGTCGCATCCGACGGCGCTTGCGAAGGCGCGCAAATCGCGGAGACCGAACCGGTTTTCGCGGCTTGGGCCGGTCCACGCGTCCAGCATCGCGCGCGAAATGGCGCGGCCGGTGAGGTCCGCCATATGCCGCGCGATCGCGTCCCGGTCATGCGGGCTGCGCCGGATGCTGTCCGACAGCAGCCGCCGCACCCGCTGATCATCGTCCAGCGCGCCCGCGCCGGGCGGCGCCACGTTCGGCACCTGGATCAGCTGCAGGTCGCCGTTCAGCGCGGTGTCCAGCGATCCCAGGAAATCGAGTTGCAGCGGGTTTGTGTGCCGACGTCCTTTCTGCGGCCGATGTTTTGCCATGGTCATGTTCGTTTGCTCCTGTTTGGTTGTTGTCGTGCCCACAAAAAGACCGGCCCCCACCGCACGGGAGGGGCCGGTCAAGTTGGAGCAAACGGCACACCCGTCGGCGGCCGCACACCAGCCCGTCCGCGCACTGGACGGGCTGGTGTCTCTGAGCGCACGCGTCCGCCGCTGTATGCGGCGGTTCGCGTGCGCGTATAGCGGTGCACCCCTGCTTCGATGCGTGCCCTGTTCATGCGGCTTCCCCACTTTGAACAGCCGCGTCGGTGCACGTTTTGGTAGGGTTGGTCTTGCGACCCGCCGCACTTCGCGCCTTCAAGACGGGCCGAAACCATCGAAGCAGGTGTGCCCATGTCAACCTCGTCCCCCGCGTGCCGCGTCCAAGCGCTGAAAGAACCGGCCCATGCTCGACCGCGACGGCGTGCGGTCGGGACCCACCAGCTCGCGCAGCACCATCCGGCACTGATCGATCGTCATCTGCCGGTGGCAGGCCACGAGCAGGGTCCGCACCTCGACATCCCGCCACCAGCCGGGCCGCTGGTTGCGTTTGCGCGACCAAATCGGCAGGTGGGCCAGCGCCGCGGCAAACGACTTGTGCTGCTCGGTGACCGTGATTTGCGCCCTGACCGCGGTTTCCAGCACCTCAAGCCGCTCCCGCATCACCGCCCAGGGATCGGGCGCCGGCAGCGCAGGCGCGGGGGGCGGCGCGGCGTCTGCCTCATAGCGGCCGGTCTTGCGGATCTGCGGCAGAACCTCATGGGCCAGCCAGCGCTTGAAGCGCTCGGCCGCCTCCACCCGGCTGCCGAAGATCGCCCGGTAGAGACCGGGCTCGTTGATGACGGTGAGTTCCTGGGGGCCTCCAAGGGTACGCACAATCTGCGTACCCTTTTCATCCTCGACCAGCATGCGCGTCAGATCGCTGGCCATTCGGTAGCCGAGCGCCTTGGCGACGTCCGTCGCGACGAACCACGGGTCGTCGTCGATCACGAGCACGCGCACCACCGTGCTTTCGAACGCGAACGGCTCGGGGACGCTGGCCGCGCTCATGCAGCCTCTCCATCTCGAACCGCCGCGTCGGTGCGGGTTCTGCTAGAGTTGCGCGCCCGAACCGTTGGAATGCGCGCGTCGCCGCAATAACGGTCCCGGAACAGGTCCCGCGGCGACACATCCAGCGCCTCGGCGATCGCCGCTTCGGCCCGGGCATTGGCCCGATACAGCGCATTCGACATAGTCGCGCGGCTCAGACCGATCCGCCGGCCAAGTTCCGCCAAAGACAAACCGCGGTCAGAGAGACGGTTGATGATCCAGTCTCGCCGCGCCTTGGGAGCCTGTGGGATGGAAGTTCTGCCTGCCTTCATGATGCCCTTCCCGTCAACGTATCTGGGGGCAGTATTGCACCCTGTTACGGTCATTCGTCAAGCGAAATGCACGCAGGTGTGTGCAACCTTGACCGGTCAAGGTTGCGGCACGGCCCGATTCTGGGTCGGGCGCCATTTGGCGTTTTTCTTCAAAGGTTTAGGCAACCTTGACCGATCCTGTCGCGGTCAAGGTTGGCGTCAGAGTTGCGTCAGAGTTGCGTGCCATGAACTCTGACGCGCCCGAAGACGAAGACGCCCTAGGTGAACGCGCCATCGCCGTGCGCCTCAATCAGCTTCGCGAAGAACGCGGCTGGTCCGAACGCGAGATGGCACGGCAGCTGGGAGTAAATGCCAACACACTCCGACCCTATTTGCACGATCGCACCCCTAAAGCGAACCAGCTGGCGCGTTTTGCGCGGGTGCTCGGGGTGAACCTGGAATGGCTGGCGACGGGGACCGGGCCGCGGGAGCGGACACCGATCGAGTCGGAGACCCTGTTTCTCGACCGCGGCCTCATGCGCGAGGTGATCATGCGGACATGGCGGGAAATAAAACAGGACAAATTGCGGCCGACTGCGGAAGAATTCGCAGATCTCGTGTTGATCCGCTACGCCAGTTCCATTCGGGCACGACAGGAGTAAGCGTCCAGACACAGCCCTGCATACTCGGCTATTATTTCGTGCGACCGCTGTATCCGCTGGCTATGACACTCTTTTCCCGAAAAATGAAGATAGTGTCATGCTGAAGTCCGAGTTCGACATCATGCGGCGCCTGTATCTGCGGCGGTGTCGGCAGGTGTGGTGTTTCGTGTTACTCGTCGGATTTTTGACGGGGTTCTGCCTTGGCTTACTGATGACTCTGCTTGTGCAACCATTGTCTTGAGCGCTTGCTCGAAAATACCTGTGGAGGAGCATGCCGATGACTTAGCATCGTCGCTGAATACGCTGGTATTCTTGGTTGATTTTCCGGGGCTTACCTGAGACCGCTATCGTTTTCCTCGATAATCGTTAGTCTTCAGGCACTTGCCGGCTGGCGTCTGCCGCGCCGTTGAGGGAGGTTTTGTGTCATGAACAACCTGTTTGGTGTGCTGCTGATGGCCATGGGGTCCGCGTCGGCGCTGATCGGCGCGTTGACTCTGTTCTTCTTCCCGTGGCTTGGCGTGCCCTGCCTCTTGGGCGGGCTGGTGATCATGGGCTTGGGCGGGATCGTATGGCGGCTGGACAACGCTTTCGGTGCCGTCCAGGGGCTGGCTGAAATTCTTGCCGCCCTCCGAGACGCACTCAACCGGGATCGGTATTGATGCGAGAAGAGAGACCACTCGACCCAAGCGAGCCAAAGGAAACCGTCATCGGCGCCGTGCTCCTGTTCTTTGGCGTTGCTTGCATCCTCTATGGTCTGGCTATGGGTGGTCATTTCCTCCAACTCGGCCCTGTGGAAGGTGCGCCCCATCCCGTCCTGGTTGGGCTTGCGGGCGTGCTCTTTCTGGCCCTTGCCGCCATTCTCAAGGCTCTCTTGGGCTTAGCCCGGTTCGGGTATATTCTTTGGGGATGGGCGATGGACCTTCACGAACTTCTGGCGACAGTCGCGGCGGCGATGCCCACTCGGGAGCTGTTCGAACGTCCGCGTCCGCCGGAGCCAATCGGAAAGACGCGGTACCGCATCCGACGGCCCATTTTATAG